ATGAGATTTTTGAAAGCCATGCAGACTTCTGATCGGGGGAATTTGCAGATACAGATTACTTCGTCTATTGATTCTTTTCCTGTTCCAGATGCGTCAATCCGTATTTCCTATACAGGTATTCCTGAAAACACACTGGAAGAACTGACAACCGATAGCTCCGGACAAAGTGAAACCATTGAGCTTGACGCACCGCCTGTGGAGTATAGCCTGGATGTAACAAATGAAGAACAGCCATATGCGGAATATACCCTGGAAGTAAACGCTCCGGGATTCGAGCCGGTCAACATCGCAGGAACGGAAATACTGGCCGGTGTGACGGCAATTCAAAAGATTCGTCTGCGTCCACTTGTCACGGAAGACCAGACTCCGGATATCTTTGTGATTCCTGCACATACTCTGTACGGTGTGTATCCGCCGAAAATCCCGGAAAACGAGATCAAGCCGGTAAACGAAACTGGTGAGATTGTGCTAAGCAGAGTTGTCGTGCCGGAATACATTGTTGTTCACAATGGCTCACCACGCGATTCTACCGCACAGAATTATTATGTAAAATATAAAGATTATATCAAAAATGTTGCTTCCAGTGAAATCTATGCAACCTGGCCGGAAAATACGATCCGGGCAAATGTACTGGCAATCATGTCTTTTACGCTGAACCGGGTTTACACCGAATGGTATCGCAATCAGGGCTATGATTTCACAATTACATCTTCTACGGCTTTTGATCACAAATGGATTCCGGAACGAAATGTTTTTGACTCCATTTCTACAGTGGTGGACGAACTGTTTGCAGATTATCTTTCCAGACCGAATGTAAGGCAGCCGATTCTGACACAATACTGTGACGGAAGACAGGTTCAGTGTCCGAACTGGTTGACCAAATTGTCACAACCTATAAAGTAGCCGGAAAGCCCGTAAATACGTGGGTTTCCGGCATTATGAGTGGTATAAAAAGAAATGAATTTTCAGAGTATCGGATTCCCGATCGTAAACAATCTTATCTATGATCTGCTTTAAAGCTTCATTTTTCTGGACAAGAGAGTAAGAATCAGAAACCAGAATATCATGGACGGAGCTTACCCGATCCAGCATTTTAGGAGTAGGATCATCCGGAATCTTATCCGGCGTATTTTCTTCCAGCTCTGCAAGCTGCCGTTCCAGAGAGTCTCTTTCTTTGACAATCAGAGCTTTATTTTCTTTATATTCTTCCAGTGTATCAATACCCTCTCTGTATGACGCACGTATCCTGTCCTCTTTGCCTTTCAAACTGGCAAGGCGTTCACTTATAAGGGTACGCTCATTAGAAAGCTCCTGTGGGCGAATTTCGCGCATTTCATAAACAATCGAATTGGAACCAAGAGCTTCTTCTAATGCTTTCAGGACTTCCTTTTCGATCACCAGAGAGCTTACACCGTGTGGTTTATCACATTTTCCTTTGCTGTATCCGTAGCAGGAGAAGTACGCATATTTTTCCCCGTTGGCTCGCTCCATGGTCGTAGCGGTCAGTGTGCGCCCACATACCGGGCATTTCAGCAGTCCGGACAGCCAGTGCTTATATGTAGAAGAGGGGCGCTTTCCAACCGGTTTATAGATCTTTTTCAGGCGTTCCTGGGCGGCATCGAAGAGTTCTTTACTTATAATCGCCTCCTGCATTCCGTCAGCAATGATCCACTCGTCCTGGTCTTTGATCCGGTTGGTGGCGTTTTCCATCCGGTTCCATCGGATCATACCGCAGTAGGATGGATTTTGAATAATATATTCGATACTGCGCCGTTCAAAAGCTTTCCCGTGGGACGTTTTCAGTCCGAGAGAGTTCAGATGTCGGGCAATATCAAAGAAACTCATTTTCCCGTTTACATATTTATCAAAGATCATACGGACAATCGCAGCTTCTTCCGGAACAATAACCGGAGGCTTGCCACGTTCTATAACTTTATAGCCAAGTGGCGGTCTTGCCTGGTATGCACCGCGGGTAGCGTTTTCTTTCATGCCACGGAATACCTCGCCGGATAAGCGAATGGAGTAGTATTCATCCATCCACTCTATGATACGTTCGATCAGAGAGCCGAACGGACCGTCTGCCAGTGGCTCGGAGATACTGATCACATCTACATTGTGTTGCTTCTTTAAAAGAGATTTATACACAATGGATTCTTCCTGATTCCGGGCGAAACGGCTGAATTTCCATACCAGGATGCAGTCAACCGGATGATCGGGACCTTTGGCCAGACCAATCATTTCCTGAAATCCGGGACGTTTATCGGCTTTTCTTCCGGAGATACCGAGATCCGTGAAGATCTTCAGGATTACAATATTATTTTTGGCTGCATAATCCCGGAGGAGATGCTCCTGGGAATCCGGAGAGATTTCTTCCTGATCGTGCGTGGATACACGGATATATCCGTATGCATATTTTAGGCTCATTGTATCAGCTCCTTTGTATTTTATGAAAAAAAGGGTACAAAAATAACAGCCTGAGAACTTTTGTTCTCTTGCGTGGCTGCTCCGAAGATGATACAATATTATTTGGAAATTGGGTATCTCTTCGGAGTACTTAATAGAGAAACATATTGGCGTATGTTTCATCGCTCAACCGTTCCTGTTGGCGCAGGAGCGGTTTTAATTTTTACGGATTACAATGTCCGCAAGGTGAATATCCTTGAGCTATCAGATCATCTCGTGTTCCTTCGTAAGCCCAGTAATTCTCTTGCTTGATTTTGTTGACATCTCTGCAAGAAGGAATATGAAATTTACCGGTACTTGTATTAACGACATAAGAAGAAGTTTGCGGTTGCTGTGCTACTGGTTGGTCATTTACAATTTGTTCTTGTTCTGATTGCTGCGCGGCAGCTTCTTCAGCCTGCTTTTGAGCTTCGGCGGCAGCAATAGCGGCTTTGTCTTCAATGCTGATGGTCAAAGAATTGCTTTTAACATTACCGCAGGAAACGGAAAGATCATAAGTGCCGGCTGAATCGGCAGAGAAAGTAAGTTTTCCATCTTGGTTTTTAAATACACCACCAGAACTTTCGCAGCTTAATTTATCGATGTTTCCGTCTGCTGGATTAACTGCCATATCAATAGGGATTTCTGTATTGATATCATAAACAGTGGATGTATCAGCAGAAAGAGTAATTGATTCAACTGCAGTAACTTTTTTGGACGCAGTATTTTTCTTGGAAGTGTCTTCTTTATCAGAATCAGAGCATGATCCGGCAAGCCCGATGATAAGGATAAATATAATAATTCCAGTTAAACAACCGCAGCCTTTCTTTTTGGGCGATTTATATTTTGATCCAGAAGAATTACCAGAGGAAACATTCCCGGATCCGCCGTTAGAGCTAAAAAGATTCAAACGGTTTGAAATTTCACCGGAATATGTTTTGTATATTCTGGTAAAAAAGAGACCAACTAATAAAAGGAAAAATCCAAATAAAAAGCTACTATTAAAGAAACACATTACAGTAAGAAGATAAGCAATAATAGAAAGAACTAAAAAAATTGTCTTATAGTGCTGTAATGAATCTGTTGAAAACTTCTCTAATGAAGCGTTTGGCGCAGAAGCTTGCTGCGGAATATTTTCACCGATATTATTATTGGATTCATGCAGTTGCTTTGCACTGGAATGTTTATTAGATCCGCTACCAGACGAAGATGTGTAATACATTCCAGTTCCAGGAATTCCAACGGAAGAGGTCTTCTTACCGGTTGAACTTATTGTTTTGTGAACTCCTTTGCCACCGAAAGTAACGCTGGTACTCTTTTTGTTGAGGTTGACTTTTACTCCGGGAGCTACTTTAATACTCTTTCTAAATCTTAATCCCATAAGCCACGCCTCCTTAGTACTTTACTTTCTTTTCTCATAAAAATTACCCCCTTGTAAAGTATTTTATATAATCGCATATGCGGTTATATTCATCGTACATAGTTTTTTAAAATTTAGCAGATAATAACTGCATGGAAATTCTATTATCTAAAATCATGCACGAAAGAAATCTGACGGTGCGTCAAGTAGAACAGATGACCAAAGTCCCAAAATCCACCATAAATGATATTATGAATGGAAAATCACCGCGGTTGGACACATTGGAGCAGTTGGCAGCAGGACTGAAAGTCAAAATATCTGATTTATATGACTCTCCGTACAAATAAGTGTCCGAGTTCTCGGACAAATTTAAAAATCGCGTTACTTCTCCAGTTTTGGATTGTTATTATAGTAGAAAGTATAATAAACAGAACAAATGTTCGTAAAACTCTTGAAAATATTTAATTCAAGATGTAATATAATTACAAACATACGTTCGGAAACGCCGAGACTGGAGGGGTACGAAATGAGTAATGAAGAGTACAAAGAATACATAATTGAAATGATCCAGAAAATCAACAATCCAGAACATCTCAAACGTATATTCAATTATGTACATAAGTTTTTTATCAGGAGAACGGGCAGGTAAGCCCGTTTTTTATTATGTAAAAATACTCTTCAAATATTCTTTTAATACCTGTCTTTGATCAGCTGAAAGTTCCAGATACTTTTCAATAATTTTCTTATCAATATCATCCAGATTATAATCTTCAGCAATCTCATCAACCACACTTTCAGGAGTGCCAGTGAACATGTCACCTTTTCCTTCGGTAAGCCAGAAATAATTTACACGAAATGTTCTGCATATAGCATTTAATACAGTATTGGAAGGATTTCTCCTGCCTAATTCGTAATTTGCAATTGTATTTCTTGCTGAACCAATTCTTTTTCCAAATTCTTCTTGGCTTAATTCAAGTGCTTCTCTCAATAATTTAATTCGTTCGTTCGTATTGCTCACCTCCAATTTATTTTAATTATATCATGAATGTTCTCAATGTCAACAAAAACATGCAAAAAATATGTTGACAAAGCGCACAACGGGACATATAATGTTCTCAAAGAACACGAAAGTAGAGCGAGGTGAGAACATATGAAATATAAAACGGTATATGCAGACACAGTAGAAAAGAAAAAAGATGATGCAAAAGAATTGGTTGCCATCCTAAATAAGATTCCAGAAGAAAAGAAAGGTGAAGTCATTGGAATCGTAAAAGGATATGCGCTTTGTGCGGAGAATCAGAGAGTGAGGTGATGGGATGGAACGTCTAAGTGGTCCAACAGAGGTAAGAGTAATCAATGTGATTGAAGTAAAAGCAAAGAAAGGTCTTGGAATAGAAAAAGACCCAGTACGTGAAATAACACAGTACTGGGATATGGATGGAAATTTCTTAGCTGAGAGAGACAATGATCAACAGCTGTTGCTTGATCAAATTGAATGGGAGTCGAATCGATTAAAAAATATCATTGAGAATTATTCAAAAAAGCAAAAGCCTCAGTAAAGCTAAGTTCGGAATCAATATAAGCAACAGTTGCTTTAATAAAGCGTTTTAGATCTTGAACATTGTAATTTTGATGTTTACGTATGTAATGGGTTTCATCGTTACCGAGCCAGGCAGAAGCTTTGGCAAGCGTTTTGATTTTTTCGTTATCAATAAAATCAGCTATACATTTGCCGAGCAAAAAGGATTCTATTTGTTCTTTGGACTCTGGATGATTGGATATGGCATAGTCCTTTACAAGAAATTCCAGAGCTTTTCGATAACCGATTCCGCAAAGCTCCGTTAAACCTAAAGCTTCAGCCTTTTCAGCTTGATGATAGATTTCTACAAATTTGGGTGTCAGTGTAGAAAGTTCTTGTGAAAATGATGTGGCTTCAGAAGGAGCTGGATACTGAGTGATTGGAAATCCAAGCAAATCAGGAGAATCATATTGAATTAGGTAAACCTCGAAAAAACAAGTTTCACAAGCAGGACAAAAATAAGTTGCGTATGCTGTCATAATCCCTGAGGATTCTTGAAAATAGTTAACGTGTTCGGGTTGACGAGAATAAGCAGCTCCGCAACAAGGGCATTTTGCAGGGAGTTCTAAAGAAATTTTCACACAAGATTCAGACTCATAGTGGTTTAAATTGAGTGCATGGACTGAGGCTTTCATTAAAATCATTCCTTTCATCATTTGATAGGAAAATTATAGCAGAGAACAGTGGAGTAAATCAACAAGTACAACCAGCATCGCATAATCTAAAAGAGAGGTGGTGGATTTGCAACATATTTTTATTGCAGAAATTGATGGAAAAGAAATTGACATGGCAACCATGGTGCCGGAGGAAAAGCAAAAGGCAGTCATGGAAATGACCAGAAAATTTGTAGAACATTTAGGATACCAGCAGGAGAAAACCGCGTAAGCGGTACCGGTTGGACAAGCAAAGGAGGGATAAGAGATGTTTTACAAGATCGCAAAGACACTCAGCGTAACGGCAAGTATTATCGGAATCTTAATGATGGCTGGTGCGTGCTCAGTGAAAAGTCAGGAGCTGTTTTATTTATATGCAGCACTTGGAATCACAACACTTACTACCGGAGCATTTGCACTGGAATATTTCCGGATACGGGAATGGCAGTATCGGAAAAGGAAAATAAGGGAGGCGAGGGAGCATGCCAGAAGAGAGGCAGTGTAAGAAGCGGATTCGGGTTGAAAAGCTGGATGAATGGATAGAGATCCTGAAGTTGATAGAAAGAGTCAACCGTGATTCTGAGTATTTCAAACAGAATGCAATACCGTATTTGGAACAGTATGTAGACAGCCTGAAAGAAGCGGGCAGAAAAACAGTAGTATTGGAAGAAAAAGAAATGCGCCCGGAAGCGGCAACTTCCATCAGGCGCACAGAAAATAACTCAAATAAATTATAGGAAAGTCGGAGGAGAAAGTCAAGTGAATGATGAAGCAATACACATTCCTGCGAGGAAAAAGCAGCAGACAGGTGCACAGATGGTCGTTAAGGTAACACCGGAAGCTTATAACACGCTGGTAGAAATTTACAATGAATCAACATTATCACTCAAACAGATTGCAAGCCTTCTGATCGTGAAGGCTGCAGAGCGAGTGGTTTATGACAAAGAATGATTGGAGGTAGAAAGTAATGGTAACTACAGTAAATATTCCGGTAGAAGGATATATTTTGCTTATTGAATGCAGGGCGAAACTTGCAATCATAAAAAGTTACATTCGTAGTGGCAATGCCTGCTACGAAGACGAGAAGTTTCTCAAATGCGTACTGGGAATGGAAGAAGGTACTGATGATGGAAGAAATTAGCGGATATGACGAATGGAAGACAGCGTTGCCGGAAGAACCGAAGCCAGTAGCGTACTGCGATATCTGCGGAGAGCCACTCTACGAAGGAGATCATCTGACGGACATTTGCGGAGAGAACTGGTGCGATGAGTGTTTGAATGGTAACTTGAGAAAAATATTGTAAAGGAGAATAAATATGTCAAAAGTAATTTGTATTGCCGGAGAATCCGGATCAGGGAAAACAACATCCATGAGAAATTTAGATCCAAAGTCAACATATTACATTGATGCTGACAAGAAAGGCCTTTCATGGAAAGGATGGAGAAAACAGTACAACAAGGAAAATAAGAACTATCTGGCGTGTGATAATGCCAATGTGGTTCGTCAGTACATCAAGCGCATTGCTGAGGCTTGCCCCGGTGTGAAAGTGATTGTGGTGGATACGATCAATGGTTTGATGGTAGCAGATGAAATGCGCCGGAGCAAGGAAAAAGGATATGACAAATGGGTAGATCTTGCAGCCTGTGTCTGGGATCTGGTGTGTGAAGCCTATACATACAGGGAAGACCTGACAATCATTTTCACAGCCCATACACAGACGGATCATGATGAAGCCGGCTATATGTTTACCAGAATTAAGACTTCCGGAAAGAAGTTGGATAAGATTTGCCTGGAAAGCAAATTTACCACGGTGCTTTTGAGTAAGTGTGTAGACGGAGCCTACAAATTTGAAACCCAGGCAAACAACAGCACAGCGAAATCACCGATGGGTGCATTTGATCAGATGGAGATTGACAACGATATTGTAGAAGTAATGAAAGCATTGGAGGACTATTAAGATGAAAAAACCAAACAATTACGAAGAAACACAGGTTCAGGGAGAATTTATTCCTGTAGAACTTGGAGGACACAAACTGGTAATCAAACAGGTGGAAGAACGGATGTCAAGGACAAATAAACCAATGATCGTTGTGTTTTTTGATTTTGCACCGGGAGATAAGCAGGCTGGATATTTTGCGGAATCATTTAAAAATGATATCCGTCCAGAAAAGAAATGGCCGAATCAGGCAACGCAGTATATTTTGACAGAGGATAACGAAGGAAACTGCAGTAGATCCTTTAAGACATTCCTGACCTGCGTAGAACATTCCAATCAGGGATTCACAACACAGTGGGGAGATAACTTTGGCAAGCAGTTCAAGAATAAGCTGGTTGGAGGAGTATTTGGAATCCAGATGGATTACTACGAGGGAAGAGAGCTTGAAAAGCGTGTTTTGAGATGGTTTGTATCACAGGACAGAGTGGAAGAGGCTGCAGTTCCAATGGAGACAGAAACACAAGCATATAAGAATCACATCAATGGATATCCATCTGGATCCACACCGGCAGGAGATGGATTTATGAATATTCCAGATGATATTGATGAAGAATTGCCATTTAATTAGGAGTTGATGCAAGTGGATATACAAATTGATACAAGAGAAAAGCAGAGGGCAATTCGGAAGATCATCAAGACATTTGACGAGAATGGAGTGAAACATTTTTCGAGCAAGCTTCTGGTCGGGGATTATATGAGTCTGGATAATCCCCGGCTCATAATTGATCGGAAGCAGAACCTGCAGGAGTTATGTGGAAATGTCTGCCAGCAGCATGAACGGTTTAAGAAAGAGTTGATTAAAGCAATTGATGCCGGCATACAGCTTGTGATTCTGGTAGAGCATGGATCGGATGTGAAAAATCTGGAAGATGTGTGGTTCTGGCAGAATCCGAGGAAGCATGAAGTCCGGTGGAGAATGGTAAACGGGAAACGTGAAAAATATGTGGTGTCAGCCAAAGCAGTTGACGGAAAACAGCTGTATAAATCTATGTGTACTATTCGAGATCGGTACAATGTCCGGTTTGAATTTTGCGAGAAGAAAGATACAGGCAAGGAGATTATGCGTATTTTGTCCGAATACGGTGATACAAAATGACGCGCGAAGAAATTAAGCAGACATACTCTATGAAGGACATTCTGGTCAAATGCGGACTTCCTGGACCAAACAGAGCTGGATTTATCAAATGTCCTTTTCATAAAGGTGATCATGAAGCATCCATGAAAGTTTATGATAAAGATTTTCACTGTTTTGGCTGTGGAGCGAATGGAGATATCTTTACTTTTACAGAAAGGTTTTATGGGATTTCTTTCAAAGATGCTTTCCTGATGCTTGGCGGAGAATACGAAAAGAATCCGTCCTTCCGATCTTCTCTGGCGATATATCGGGCAAAAAAAGAAAAGCTGATGAGAGAAAAACAGGAAGCAAAGATGCGGGACAAGCGCAGATTGAACAACGATCTGATTTCTGTATACCGGGAATTTTTAAACAGAGCAGAGCCGCTGTCAGACGCATGGTGTGATTGTTATAATGCACTGCAGCTTGAATTATATCATGCAGAATTATTAGAAGAGAGAAGGTGATCACATGGAGCCTTTAGCAAGGCTGGACAGTAAAAGCATATTGAGCGAAGAAATCTTTCTGGAAGTATTTGATCAGGAAGATGAGATTACAAAGGCCCGGATGATCCTTTCTCTTACAGATCGTGCTGGAGAGCTTGGCGTAAAAAAGAAGTTTGAAGAGCTTCTGAAAGCCTATAAAAGGGTGGACAAAGAAGCGAAACAAAGAGAGCGCAAGAAGCCAATCACAATGCTGGATAAGTGGACAAACTTTGAAGGACCATACAATAACATGTTCTGCGGAGCATGGATTGCCGGTGAAGATGGCGTATATGCACAGAATGACAGCCAGGTGGATGCGGTCGCCTGTTATCATCCCATTCTTCCGGTAGAACGAATGAAGAATCTGGAAACAGGCGAAGAACAGATTAAGATTGCATACAAGCGAAATGGACGATGGGATGAGATCATTGTTCCGAAAACAATGGTGACGTCTGCCAGTAAGATTGTGGCGCTTTCTGGACGTGGAATTTCTGTTACATCAGAAAACGCAAAGCTACTGGTCCGGTTTCTGTCAGATGTGGAAAATATGAATGACAGCCATATTAAAGTACAGTATTCCACCAGTAAACTCGGATGGATTAAGGATCAGTTTATTCCCTATGATACAGAGATTGTATTTGATGGCGATCAGCGATTCCGGCAGGCTTATGAGAGTGTTTCAGAATGTGGCAACTGGAAGATCTGGCAGAGCCATATGCTGAAGCTTCGGAAGACAAAGCGCCTGGAGATTAAGTTTATGATGGCTGCATCTTTTGCAAGCGTTCTGATCAGCCTCCTGGGTGGACTTCCGTTTATCGTAGATCTCTGGGGGGAAACAGAAGGTGGTAAAACGGTATCTCTGATGGTCGCAACATCCATCTGGGCGAATCCGGATGAATCGGCGTATATCGGGGACTTTAAGACGACGGAAGTGGCGCTGGAAGCAAAGGCGGATATGCTGAATCATCTGCCAATGATCCTGGATGATACCAGTAAGACGAGCAGCCGGATCCGGGATAACTTTGAAGGAATGGTTTATGACATGTGTTCCGGAAAAGGAAAGAGCAGGTCCAACAAGGAGCTTGGAATCACCAGGGAAAATCGATGGAAGAACTGCATTCTGACAAATGGAGAGCGTCCTTTGAATTCTTATGTGTCCCAGGGCGGAGCCATCAACCGTATCCTGGAAGTGGAATGTAAGGACAATGTTTATGCGGATCCGCAGGAGACTGCAGAGATCGTGAAGAAAAATTATGGTCTGGCCGGGAAAAGGTACATAGAGATCCTAAAAGGGATTGGCAAGGAAAAACTGCATCAGATGCAGAAAGAGTTTATGCATGAATTAAAAGATGATGAAGCCATGCAGAAACAAAGTCTGTCACTGTCGATTTTATTGGTTGCAGATAAAGTCGCGACAGATTATCTGTTCCGGGATGGAGAATATATTACGATTGAGCAGGCGAAAACTGTTCTGATCAATAGGAATGATCTGAGTGACAATGAGCGCTGCTATCGATATCTGCAGGACAAGATCGCCATGAACAATCAGCGCTTTGATATGGACACGAAAGTGGAGAAATGGGGAACGCTTGAAAAGGGAGCTGCTATCATCTATAACCAGGCGTTCAAGGAATTATGTAAGAGTGGAGGATTTTCTGACAAAGCTTTTTTGTCCTGGGCGGATCGTAAAGGCCTGATTGAGACACAGGGCGGACGCATGACGAAAGTAAAAAAGGTAGATGGTAATCCAATCAGGTGTGTATTCCTGCGGCTGAACGATAACATCGATAAGGATGGGTTTGAATCGGTGGAAACAATGGATAAATATGAGCAGGAAGAGCTGCCATTTAAGTAAAAGTTACCCGTTACCCAAGTTACCGGGCAAAATTCACCCTTATAGAGAAGAAAAAAATATGTGAAAGTGAGAAAAATATTTTCTTCTATATGGGAAAACGTGTGGTAACTCGGTAACTTCACTCCGAAAAATGCTTGAAACGCAGTATTTTCAATGGGTTCAGCGGTTTCCTGAAGACGGTAACAGGATAAAGAAAATGGTAACATGCGGTAACAAGGAGGATATATGGAGGAACGCATCAAGGCAATTTACAATGATTGCTGGGGAATTTATAAAAAATATCTATCAAATCATAATATGGCATTATGGAATCAGAACATGGAAGCCATGATGAAGAAATATGACAATCAACCAGATATCTGTGGTTTACTGATTTGGTTCAGCGGCAGGGTACAGACTCTACATGATGAATGGAGGATGGCGCATGAGTAGAAATGTAATTCGCAGTATCAGAAAAGGATCTGTACAATGGAATGAAGAAGATCGGCTCAAGGTAGCAACGTTGTTGTTAAAGGCGGGATACTCAGTCAGGATCGGAAGGATTGTAACAGATACAGGAAGTAAGTCTTCGAGCAGAGGAAAGACAGAATATGTAATAGAATACTGGGAGGAAAAAGAATCATGCTGATAGAAAAGACATTGAAAGATGCATTGGCAGACTACATAAAAGGCAAACCAGTGACGGTATTATGGACAAAGGATGATGGCAGTATGGATGTTCGGTTATTGTCGGACATCCTGGAACAGGAAGAAAATCATTTTCTGGTAAACGTTCCGGCATATCACAATCCGGAATTTGCACAGGCAGTA